TGTGGCAAAAGGCTGCATCTAATGAAAGGCAAAAATGGAGAAGTATTAATCAAAGGGGATATGACTTCTATCTTAATGATCAGTTAACAGCTCAGGAAAGAGATGATTTACAAGAAGCTGGAATGCCTGATTTTATTATTAATAGGATAACTCCTGCTATTGAGATGATGAAGTACTTTGTAACTGCAAATAGTCCAAGGTGGCAGGCTGTAGGAGCTGAAGGTTCTGATATTGATATAGCGGCTGTTCACTCTGATATAGCTTCTTATTGCTGGTATATATCAAATGGTAAGTCTCTATTTTCACAAGTAGTTCAAGATTGCTTTACTAAAGGTATCGGATATATGATGGTTGATATTGATGCTGATAAAGATAGAGGTATGGGAGAAGTTGTTTTTAAGCGTGTTGAGCCTTTTGATGTATATGTTGATCCTATGAGTCGTGATTTTCTATTTAGGGATGCGTCTTATATTGTAGTGAAGAAAGATTTACCTAAGAATCATTTAATTAATTTACTTCCAGATCACAAAGCTAAGATAAAGAAAGCATCAGGTTCGGTTAACCAATTTGGATCATCTAGTTTAAGGGATATAGCTTCATCTGAAAGTGTTCAGTTTGAAGATATGGGTTCAAGAGCTTATTTACCTGATGGTAAAGAAGATGATATTATAGATTTTTATGAATTGTACGCAAAAGAAAAACTACCATTTTATAATATATTTATGAAAGTCCCTCCAAGTCCTGAGCAAATGGATCGTATCAATGGTATGGTCGAGGAAAGAATGGACTCTGTCATTAAAGAATTAACTGTTGCAGCTGAGGAAAAAGAGCTTGAGATTAGAATGGCCTTAGAGAATGGTGAGATTATTGAGTCGAGGGCTATGCTTGAATTGGAAAAGCTTCAGAAAGAAACTCAGCAAACAATAGAATCTCAGCAAACAACTATGGAAGCTCAAGTTACTGAAGAAGTATCTAAAGTTGAGAATAGGGTTGTTAGTGAGGATGAGTATAAAACTCTTATTGATAATGAAGATTTTTCAACTGCGGTTGTTGATTTAGTAAAATTTCACGATACAAGAGTGAAAGTTACTTGTGTTGTAGGGGATACTTTATTATATGAATATTATTTAGCTAATACTGATTATCCAATAGTGCCATTTCCTTATACTTATACAGGAACTCCATATGCTATGAGTGCGGTTACTCCTCTTGTAGGTAAACAGCAAGAAATAAATAAATCTCACCAGATAATGCTTCATAATGCTAATTTAAGTTCTAATCTAAGATGGCTTTATGAGGAAGGATCAGTACCTGAAGATGAATGGGAGAAATATTCATCATCACCAGGTGCTCTATTAAAATTTAGACAAGGATTTACTCCTCCAACTCCAGTTCAACCTTTGCCTCTTAATTCAGCTTTCTTTAGTATAACTCAACAGGGAAAACAGGATATAGAATATATATCAGGAATACCAGGGGCTATGCAAGGTGTAGAATCTGAAAAGCATGAAACTTATAGAGGAATGCTTGCTTTAGATGAGTATGGTACTAGGAGAATAAAAGCATGGAGTCAGACTATAATGGAACCTGCGTTAGAACATTTAGGTAAAATCTTTATGGAAACAGCTCAGAATACATATACGGCTCATAAAGTATTTAGAATAATTCAACCTGAAGCAGGTGGTCATGGTGAAAAGAATGTTGAAATTAATGTTCCTATATATAATGATTTTGGTGATGTAATGAGTAGATGGAATGACTATGCCTCAACTAAATTTGATGTGAGGTATGTTGGAGGTTCTACACAACCAGTTAACAGATGGGCTTTGATTGAAGAATACTTTAAGTGGTTCCAATCAGGCCTTATTGATGATATAGCAATGTTAGCTGAAACAGATATAAGAAATAAAGAGCAGATTATACGGAGAAAGAGTGTATATGCTCAACTTAAGCAGCAATTAGAAGAAATTACTGAAGAGTTGAAAGACCGTGATGGTACTATTGAAACACTATCAAGGCAAGTTGTTCAAGCTGGAATAAAAGATAAAGTGAGAACAGCTGACACTGAAGTTAGGAAAGACGTACTTGAAACTGAAGCTCAGCAAAAGTACTTACGCAGCTTAATGAAAAATGAATCAAAAATAACAGAAAAAACAAGTTGAAAGGTATAACTAAACGCAGTTAAATTAATGGAGGTACATTATGGCACTGCAACCAGAGCAAAACGATAACCTGTTAGAAGATAACAGCTCCGAAACTCAAGACATGTCTTCTGCTGACTTCTTTGATGAGTTAGATAGACAAGTCAATGGTGCTGTACTAGAAAGTGCTGGGGAGACCGTCCAGCACGACAGCGTAACGGCTAGAAATAGCCCTCGCGAGGAATCAGTCGATAAACTAGGTCACAATTACGAAAAAAGGTATAAGGATTCAAGCAGAGAGGCCACGAAGCTGAAAGGCAGACTGGATGAACTTGAGCCTTATACGCCTATCTTAGATGACATGAGAGAAGACCCTAATTTAATATCTCATATTAAGGGATATTATGAGGGCGGAGGTTCAACACCTGGTAATCTCAAGGAAAGACTAGGACTAGACGAAGACTTCGTCTTTGACTATGACGAAGCTGTTGATAATCCCGATTCTGACTCAGGAAAGTTATTGAATTCCACCATTGATGGTGTAGTTCAAAAACGTCTTGGTCAGTTTGCCCAAAAGTCAAAACAAGAAAGTCAACGTGTTTCAGAAGAACAAGACTTTCGTAGTAAACATCAACTAAGCGATGATGAGTTTCAGAAAGTTGTGCATTATGCGCAATCGAGACCTCTAACTTACGATGATGTTTATTATTTGATGAATAAAGGCGTGAAGGATGATAAAATAGCTCAGAATACAAAAGGCGAAATGATGGAGCAAATGAAGAAAGTTCGTGAAAAACCTTCTTCGGCAGCTGCATCAGGTTCTAGTGGTAGTTCATCTCCTGGGTCGGGTGATGATCGAGTGTTTGACGCTCTCATAGATATAGATAAGGAACTGGAACAGGCTTTTAGTTTATAATAATTAAAAGTCTTAATTGTTAACTTAAAGGTAAATAAATGTCTGATATTTTTACACTTGGAACCTATTCTGACGTAGCGTCTTGGTCTGATGGTACATCTAAAGATACTGGTGATCTTAGGCGAAGGTATAATTTTGGAGACCGTGTCTCTGAATTAGCCATCGCACAGGACCCTTTCTTTAGATTCGTATCTAAAATAGCTAAGAAGCCAACTGACGATCCTGAGTTCAAGTTTACTGAAAGACGACCTTCTTACCATAAACGTTATGCTTATGTTTCTGGCTGGATAGAAAATGATAATACAGATGTAGTAGGTGGCACCGGTGGTGACGCTGATATTACTATGTATAATGATGGCGGGAATCCCGCTGCAGCTTCAACTGGTGATACAGTTAAAGTCTATATGTCAACCGACTATGAATCTGGTGGAAATATGCAAAACGTTTCAGGACAATCAACAGGCAAAATTGATGTTGGTGCTTCAGGTACAAGACCCGCTTTCTTCTTACCCGACCAGGTAATTAGAATTCCGTTGTCAAGTACTGATGGTGGTGGCTCTTCAGCCGCTGCTGCTGGAGGACAGCTTCTTGCCCGTATTAAAAGCGTGACAGGTTCTCTTACTAAAGATAGTAGAGAATGTGTACTGTTAGAGTGTGAAGTTGTAAAAGCAGCCGCGAGTGGTTATATCTACTTAGCTGGCTGGAATGGCGACGACGTTGGTTGGGGTAAAGCCACCAACGATGCAGCTGTTCACGACCAAAGCATCTCTGATACATTAGAACTATTTAGAACTTACGTTGTAGGTAGTGCTCATGGCCAAGGTACTGGATACCCTGAAACATGGAAAGATCAACCTTTTACGACTGGTTTTGGACTGACTCAGATTTTCAAAACTGCTATAGCAATGGATAACACGACTCGTGCTACCGTGCTAAAGTATGAACCGAATGAGTTCGCTCGAATCTGGCGTGAAAAGCTGATTGAGCATAAATGGGATATTGAAACCGCTATATTGTTTGGCTCACAAGCCTCTGTAAGCGATGTTCAATATACTCAAGGAGCGATTGATTTCGTTTCTAGTTATGGTAATGTTTTCTCATTGACACATGCTTCTAAGACTCAAGATGATTTTCTTGATGATATAAGCAAGTTTCTTGATCCTCGTTACAACAACGCTAATGCTACTGTATTCTTCTGTGACACTGCAACTTATAATTGGTTGCATAAACTAAGTGGTTACTTTGCAAATAATATTGCATCTGTACAACCTAGTGGTTTCGATAATACAACTAGCTCAGCAGCTTTCCCAGCTGGATCAGCTTCTGCATCACTTGCGAGTGGTAGCCTAGCTTTGACCGGCAAAACGAAAGCGTTTGGCGTTGATATCAATGTTATTAGTACTCCTTATGGCGACATGAGAGTTGTACGTAATGTTCACTTAGATAAATCATCTATTAAGCTTCTTGGAGTCAACATGAGATACTGTGCATACAGACCTCTTGTTGGTAACGGACTTAATCGTGATACTTCTATCTATGTTGGGGTTCAAACACTTGAAAATAGTGGCGTTGACCGCAGAGTTGACCTAATCCAGACTGAGGCTGGGATGGAATGGCAAATGCCTGAAGCCCACGCTTATTGGTCTTAGGGGGATAAGATTATGACTATGCCCTTATATGGTCAAAACAAAGATGGAAATGCTCTTAATGCAGCAGCTGAAAATAATGCTGGTGGATATAGAGAGATTTCAATCATTACTGCTGGCGATGCTTCGCATACGTTAACTACTGCTGATGCTGGTATAATTAATATATCAGCTGCTCTCGCGAGCGGAGCAGTAATTAAACTGCCTGCAGCGACAGAAGCTAGAGTAGGTCTGAGATACAGAATACTCTTCACTGGAACTATGGCAGCAGCTGCACAGATTGATCTTCCCGATTCTGGG